CATTAATTTAACACATTTAACTTTTGGAAATGATTTTAATCAAGAAATAGATTTATCAAATAACATTAATTTAACACATTTAACTTTTGGAAATGATTTTAATCAAAAAATAGATTTATCAAATAACATTAATTTAACACATTTAACTTTTGGAAATTATTTTAATCAAGAAATAGATTTATCAAAAAATATTAATTTAACACATTTAGAATTTGGAACTGGTTTTAATCAAGAAATTGATTTATTAAATAATGTAAATTTAACACACTTAACTTTTGGACGTCGTTTTAATAAAGAAATTAATTTATCAAATAATATAAATTTAACACATTTAACTTTTGAAGATATTTTCAATCAAAAAATGGATTTATCAAATAATATTAATTTAACACATTTAATTTTTGGATATTATTTTAATAAAAAAATAGATTTGTCAAATAACATAAATTTAACACATTTAACTTTTAAATATTTGTTTAATCAAGAAATAGATTTGTCAAATAACATTAATTTAACACATTTGACTTTTGGAAGTCATTTTAATCAAGAAATAAATTCATTGAATAATGTTAATTTAACACATTTAACTTTTGGATGGAATTTTAATCAAAAAATAGATTTATCAAATAATATTAATTTAACACATTTAACTTTTGGATATTGTTTTAATCAAGAAATAAATATTCCATTAAATGTTAAAAATTTAAATATGGGTAGATGTAATAATCAATATATAATAGATTATTTGCATAATAATATTAAAAAATTAACAATATGTGCAACTAATTTAAATTTAGATAATTTGCCAAACAGTATAAAAAAAATATATGTTGATAATTATAAAAAAGAATTAAATAATCTTCCAAATTCAATAGAATATTTAGAATTAAATAATTATAATTTAAAAATAAAAAAAATGCCAAAAAATCTTAAAACTATCAAATGTGATTATAATAATTATAAATATATTGATGATTTTAAAGATTATGAAGTTATTTATAATTAAAAAATTTCAATTTTATATATAATGCAATTAAATAAAAAATTGAAATTTAATAAATAATAGTATCTTAAATAAGTTTTTATTGATATTAACGAATAATATGGAATTTGTTAATTTTGACCTTTATTTGTTTTATAATTTGGACATTGAACCTCAAGATATTGGTTCAACAAAAATAAAAAATAATATTAATTTATCAGAAATTATTGAAAAATATGAAATTGTTATTAATGATGAAAAAAATATATATTTAAAAAATATGATAATTGAAGATGAATTAATTGATTCTTGTTATGTGGAATATTATAAAGATAATTATTTCATAAAAATTCAATTTTACAAAATAAATAATTCTGAATTATTAACTCCTAATTTTATTAAAGACCCAAAATATATTTCATTAAAAACAGCTATTAAACGCCATATTGAATTAGAAAATAATATATTATTAAAATATGATAAATATTATGATTTTGAAATTCAAAATATTATAAATGAAGTTTCCAAAAAGAGATTTTACAATTTGGATAGTATTGAAAATTTAGAAAATAAATTAATTCATCCATTGTATGATTATCAAAAAAATAATGTTAATTGGATGATTAAAATGGAAAAAGAACAATTATTTGATTATATTTCATCAGATAAATTATTATTTTTTCCAGATGGACGAATTTATAATTATGATAATGATGAATTTGTAATAAACCGTGATTTAATCAAGTTAAAAGGTGGAATAATTATGGATGATGTAGGTATTGGTAAAACATTACAAGCTTTATGTTTATGTGTTTATGATTTAGAAATAAATACAATTATTATTGTTCCAGAACACTTAGTAGAACATTGGACAAATCAATTAAAAAAACATATTAATATTAATAAAATACAAAATATTTCTATAAAGGGATTTAATAAAATTACTTCTGTTAATTTTAGTAATTATGATAGATTAATAGTTGATGAAATTCACGAAATATATAGCAATCCAAAATATTATAATAGTTATTTTGATATATTATGTAATACAAATTGTAAATACAAGTGGGGTATTAGTGCAACACCATTTATATTAAATAATTCTATTAATCATTTATTACAATATTTATGTGAAATATTTTTACCACATCCACAAACAGATAGATTTAAACATTTCTATGATTTATATTATAAAATTTTTAGAAAAAACACAAAAGATAATATTGTTAAAGAAATTAATTTTCCTGAAATAAATGAAAATAATATTTTTATGGATTTTAATGAAAGTGAAGAAATATTATATCAAAGTGAAATTAATAATAGTAATAATGATGAATATGCATTAAGAAAATATTGTTGTGATATTATGATAAATTATAATAAAAATGAAGAATACAATATTACATTGGAAAATTTCAGTTTGATTGTTATAAATGAAAATGAAAAAAAATGTAATAATGAATTAAAAAAATTAGAAGAATTAATTGAAAAAAAAGAAAATATTTTAAAACAATATAAAAATCATAATGAAATAGAATTAGCATATAATTTAGAACATTATAATAATAAAATAATGAAACAAGAAATTACATACAATAATATATTAAGTAAAACCAATTTTTTAAAAATGAAAATGGATGAAATAATGAATGAAAAAGTTCAATGTCCGATATGTTTGGATACCATTGATGATGGAGAAATATTATCAGTTATTGAATGTGGTCATATTTATTGTAATACTTGTTTAAAAATACTTTTAACTCATATTAAAAAATGTTGTTATTGCAAAAAACCTATAAATGACAATAATAAAGTTTATAATATAAGTAATAAAAAAGATATTATGGTAAAAACATCAACTAAAATAGATTATTTAATAAATCTTCTTTTAAATAAAAATGAAAAATTTGTATTATATACACAATTTGATGATATGATTGATAGATTATTATTAATTTTAAATGATAATAATATTAATAGTATTAAATTTAACAACTATAATGATATTAATAATTTTAAAAATAATAATGACATTAAATTATTAATATTAAGTTCAGTTAATAATGCTTCTGGATTGGATTTAAGTTTTGTTAATAATATAATCATCTTTGAGCCAGTTATTGGTGATAAATCATATTTAAAAGATGTTGAAAAACAAATTATAGGGCGATTACATAGATTAAATCAAACAGAAATCGTTAATGTTTATAGATTTATAATTAATAATACTATTGAAGATGAAATATTTAAAAACTCTTATTTAATAAAAGATTAAAAACATAATATTTATTTATAAAAAGTAATACAATATTTAGAGGATTATGAAATAGAATTTATATAAAAAAATTGAATTATAAAGTTAATATTAATAAATAATAATAATAATGAAGTCAATCAATACAGAAGACAATTTTGCAAATAAAGAAGATAAATTTAATTGGGAAGAATATAAAAAGTTAATACATAATAATTATAATGGAAGTTATGATTGCTTGGTATTAAATGAAAAAAATAGATTAATAACAAAAGCTTTTATAAAAAATTTATTATTTGAATATTTAGATATTAATTATAATCCAAATGATATAACTATATTTGAAATATCAATGACACATACATCATATATTAAAAAAGATTATGATGATATAAAAAATTTTAAAACTATTTTTACGGATATAGATATTTTAAATGGTCAAACAATTGAACCAGTTAAATCATTAAAAGAAGTTATACAAATAAAAGATATTTCATATGAAAGATTGGAATTTGTTGGTGATTCAATATTAAGATTAATAATTTCAGATTATTTATTTTCAAGATATCCAGAATTATTACCAGGTGATTTATCAGAATTAAGGTCTCAAATTGAAAATAGAAAATCATTTTCAGAAATTTGCAAAAAAATAAGTCTTCATAAATATGCTTTATTAAGTAAGTGTTATGATATAAGTTTTAAAAGAGATAAAAGTGAAAAATTACAATGCGATTTATTTGAAGCTTTTATCGCGGCACTTTATTATGATATATCAAATATTTCATATAAAGATGTTGGTAATATATCTGATTTAATTAAAAATGATAAAAGTAATTCTTATAAAATTTGTTATGATTTAGTAATAAAATTAATTGAAAAAGAATTAGATTTAACAATATTATTAGAGTATGACAGAAATTATAAAAAAATAATTGTTAAACATTATCATACATTAAAATGGTCTTCGCCTATATATAAAACTATTGAAATAATACAGGATGATAATAATAAAAAAAAATATAAATGTGGAGTATTAGATAACGAAAAAAATATAATCGGTGTTGGTGTTTCATCATCAAAGTTAAAAGCTGAAAAATTATCAGCTAAAAATGCTTTATATTTTTTAAAAGTATTAAAAAATGATGATAATTTAATTGAAGAAATTACTGATAAAAACATTATTTATAATTAGTTTTTTTATAAAAATTGAATTTTTATTTAAATATTCATTTATTAAATATAATAATATGTTTAAAACAATAGAAGAAATATATCATAAATTTAATTATAATTTAAAATATAAACAAAAATATGATTATTTAGAAGATTATATTTTTAATTTGTTTAATAATGGTGTTATTAAAAATGATACAGGAGATAAAATCTGTTGGAATGCTAAATATTATAAAGATATTAAAAATAATTTTGAAGAAATGAAAAAACATTATTTAATGGGTATTGAATTAGGTCATATTGTCTCAATGTATAATTTAGGTCATTTTTATCAAAATACAGAAATCAATTATGATGAAATGAAAAAATATTATTTAATGGCAATTAACAAAAATTATAGTGAGGCTATGAATAATTTAGGTCATTATTATCATATTATCGTAAAAGATTATGATGAAATGAAAAAATATTATTTAATGAGTATTGAATTAGATAATAGAGATGCTATGAATAATTTAGGTTGTTATTATGATACTATCGAAAAAGATTATGATGAAATGAAAAAATATTATTTAATGAGTATTGAATTAGGTAATAGTAGTGCTATGAAAAACTTTGGAGATTATTATTATACTATTAAAAATTATGATGAAATGAAAAAATATTATTTAATGTCTATTGAAAAAGATAATAGTAATGCTATGCTTCTGCTTGGTGTGTATTATTATACTATTGAAAAAAATTATGATGAAATGAAAAAGTATTATTTAATGAGTATTGAAAAAGATAATAGTGGTGCTATGTTTTCTCTTGGTTCGTATTATTATATTATTGAAAAAAATTATGATGAAACTAAAAAATATTATTTAATGAGTATTGAAAAAGGTAATAGTAATGCTATGTGTTTTTTAGGTTTATATTATTATGATATTGAAAAAAATGATGATGAAATGAAAAAATATTTATTAATGAGTATTGAAAAAGATAATGTCAATGCTATGTTTAATCTTGGTTTTTATTATAATACTATTAAAAATTATGATGAAGTGAAAAAGTATTATTTAATGAGTATTGAAAAAGATAATAATGATGCTATGTTTCATCTTGGTTTATATTATCATACTATTGAAAAAAATTATGAAGAAATGAAAAAGTATTATTTGATGAGTATTGAAAAAAATAATGATAATTCTATGTTTCATCTTGGTTTTTATTATCATAAAATTGAAAATTATGATGAAATGAAAAAGTATTATTTGATGGCTATTGAAAAAAATAACAAAAAAGCATCTAATAATTTATATGTATATTATAAAGATATTGAAAAAAATTATGATGAAATGAATAAATATTTTTCTTTTAGTATTAATACGAATAGTTAAAATTATTTAAAAGTATTTTTTATATTATAAATATAATGATTTTTAAAGTTAGAGAATTAAATTTAGATGGTATTCAATCAAAATTAATTGAAAATATAAAATATAAATTTACAAATGAGTATTTAGATATGGAATTTAATTTGCATTTTATTGAAGAAAATATATTAAAAAATTTTAACAGTAGAAATATAAATCCAGAAAATATTAATGAAATATTATCATTATGTGATTTTATATTATTAAAAGATACATTAAATTTTATAATTAAAAATTCAAAACCAATAAATAAAATATATTATTTAAATGAGTATCATAAAGAACATTATAAATTACCTAAGTTTATGATTGGTAATATCACTTGTATTGAAGCAAGAAAATTGAAATGTGATAAATGGTTAAATTATTCTCATAAAAATGGTTGTAATAATTATTATGATGATATTAAAAAATGTTTTTGGAATATTTAAAAACTCCAACGTTTATCAACATCTTTAGCCCACCAAAACTTTTCTTGTAATTTTTTTGTAAAAAAGTTATCAATATTTAATTTATGTTTTTTAACAAATGTATATGTAATTCTTGGGTCAATATAATTCATTTGACTTGTTCCTAACGATAAATTTTTCATATCATTTTTTAACTCTTTTTTATTCTTTAAAATTTTAATTTTTTCTTTTATCTTTTTTATCTTTTTTTTATCCATTAATTTGCTCTTTTTATCTTTTAATTCTTTTATTTTAACATTTATTTTTTTTATTTGTTCTAATGATGATTTGGCAACATTTTTTTGATGATTACATAAATCCGCAACTTTAATATTTGCTTTTATGTATTGATTTTTTAATATATCTTTTAAATCATCCTTTTTGTAATTTTTATATTTTTCATTTATTTTGTTTATTTCATCTTGAAATAATTTTGAAGAATTAAATGTTCTGAATACTTTTGCACTTAAATCTTCCATAAAATTTCTTAAATATTCATTTAATGATAGTGTTGTTATATAATCAAATAAATAATCCTTCTTTGATTTATTATTTACAAATTTTATTAAATTATTATAAACATCACTATCTACTTCTACATTTTTTTTATATCTAACACTATCTTTACCCAAAAAATCAAATTTTATTACATTATCATTCTCTAAATTTATATGTTCTACTCTTAAAGAACAAACACCAACTGTGTCCGCCTCATCATCGCCTTTTTCATTACCAACTCTTAAAGCAAGTTTATTTATTAAATATGTTGCCACAGCGTGTTGTCTAACTTTTATATCTGTTTTTGGATTTGTTATATTAATACTATTAATATTCATTATTTTTTCTATATTCTCATTTAATTTTTTTGCTAAATCAAATTTATATTGGTCTGACTTTGATTTAAATGTTGATTGATTACTTAACCATACATATTTTGTTTTACCGGTAATATTATCTTTCCAACTCGCCAACCATTCTTTTGTATTATCACTTATAATATCACCCCACTTATGATTTTTATAAAATGATTGTAAAGGAGGTATTTCACTTTCTTTATCTATGTTTAATGTTATATCTTCTGGTAATATTGTTCTTTTTATTTTACCTGCCAATGGATGACATCCTCTACCCATAAATAAACCAGCTGGTTCAATTCTAAAATTACCAACATCTTCTTTTTTACCATCTACATAAGTATATTTATATTTCTTTTCTTTTTTTTCTCTTTCTTCTTTTTCCTTTTCTTTTTCTTCCTTTGTTTTATCTTTTTTATTTAATAAATAATTATAAATTTTTGAAAAATCAACTTTATCAAAATCCGTAATTTGTGTGTATTCATTTTTTTTTAATATTTTTTTCCAATCTTTAAAAAAATTATTTTTAAATTTTTTATGATTAATATAATCAGTTCCAGTATATTTTGAATATATTGTAGCATATTCTTCACTTTTTGGTTCTAATATTATTTCATCTCCATCATATATTATTGGTATTCTATGAGGTTTATATGGTTCTGGAAACATTACACCATTATGTTTAAATGTAGTCCATTTAATATTATTATTATTTTTACCGCCTTTAATAAACATATAATTATTATATATAATATACAAAAATATAAAATTTTATAAAATATAAAAATTGATTATTATACCCAATAATTATTTAATTCATTTTGAACTATGTCTATTTATAAAGAAACACAATTATTTTTGTTAATTAATGATAATAATTTATCATATATTTCTAAAATTTATTACATATCTTTAATAAAACAATTTATTGATTTATTAAATGATGAAGACGAAAATGATAAACAATATAATTTATTGATTAAATTAGAAAAAAAACATAAATTATATGAAAAATATTGGATTTATGATGAATTAGAGAGTGTTTATTTTTATGATTATATGGATGAAATACCAAAAACATTTTTAACATATATAAATGAAAGCATAAATAATTATTTGTCAATTGATGATTTAAAAATAAAAATTATTATAATTGAAAATTTATTGGAAATTCCAGTTTTTGTTTTGCAACACAAACTAAATTATAATTGTATAAATTTAAATGAATTAAAAAACAAATTAAAATTTTATAAAAATAATATTTAATTTTTTTAAACTTTATGAATTTAAACTTTTTAATAAATTATTTGAAACAATATCCATAAAATTCATAAATTCATTTAAACAATTTATCTCTACTATTTGTAATTCTTTAGATGTTTCACTAATTATTTCATTTATAAACCCAAATAATATATTTAATCTATCGATATTCCAAATTTTATCTAAATGTTGATAAATATTTTTTTTAATATTGTAATTCACATTTAAATTATTTTCTAAAATAACATTTATTCTTGTTTCATCCTTTTCTAAAAATGCTGAAATAATTCCTTTCAAATTATTAATATTATTTGTAATTTCCTCTCCCTTATATGTTTCACTTAATTTATCTAATGATATTACTACTTTTTTAAATATATCTTCAAATGAATTTTTTGTTTCATCATTCATTATATATTTTTGACAAGCATATATAATAGGAAATAATAACATATTAATATCATTCTTGTTATCTCCATTTATAATTCTATATGTTGCTTGTAAATAACTTCCATCCTGAATAATCAATCTATTATTTAAAACAGATATTTTTGAATCCTTCTCCGTATATGAAAATATAAATAATTTAATTATTACCGATAATGGGTCTAATATATTATTTTTTGTTGGATATATAAATTGCTTAATATTAAACATATATTTCTTAGATTATATTCTATTAAAATAATTAAAACTTTAAATATAAATTATTCTATTATGTCAGAAAATTTTTTGAAATTATTAAGTAAATCATTAAAAATCTGTTTTTTTGAAAATACTAAATATAAACATTTAGATAATGAAAAAAAGTTATTTACAAGTTTTTTATTTATATGTGGTTCATTCTTGCATTTTACTTATGCATTTGGAACATCTAACAAAAAAAATATCAAAATCATAAAAAAATATAAAATGGTTAGAAATGGTTTTAGTGATTTTATGATTATTACAGATGATAAAAAACATTATAATGTAAATAACAGTTTATGGTATTGGAAATGGAATTCTATTGAAGATTGGCATAAAATGCAAGAAGGTGATACAATATATTTTAATTATTATGGTTGGAGAATTGATTTTTTAGGAATATTCCCTAATATTTATTATCATAGATATACTGTTTCTTAAATAATGTTGGTAATTTATATAAAAATTGAAATTATTATTCTAATAATTATTATATTTAATAAAGTTTTATATTTACTTGCCATAATAATTATGACTACAAATATAAATGATTTATTAGATTATAATGAAACAAATATTTATAATTTAAAATTAATAATAAAAAAATTAAATTTTAATTCTAATATACTTGAACCAGTTAATATATCATATAATACAAAAAATAGAATTAATTTTGATGATATTTTAATAGAAAGAAGTAAAATAACATCTAATCTAATAAATAAATTAAACCGTGAAAAATACTTATATATAAAAAATTATATTATACCTTTACATAATTTTGTTATTAATTTTCTTAATGTAAGTATAATTATTATCATAATAATAGTATTATTTTTTGATTGAAAAAATTGAAATTACATTTATATGGAAAATATAATAAAATAATGAAAAATACTAATTTAATAACCTTACACACCAATAATATAGATAATTTAATAATAATAAAAAAAAATTTAAATTTTAAAAATATACAAAAAAATAATTTTTAAAATAATGATGAATATGAAGATTATAATTATTTATTAAATATTTTAATAGAAAATAATAAATGAAATATTAGAAGAATTAAATAAACAAAGTTCAGAATATGAAGAGCAAAAATTTAATAAATTTATAATTTCCATTTTATTAATATTTTTATTTTCAATAATTATTTTAGTTAAAGAAATATTGAAAATAAACATTAAAAATCATCCAAATTATTGATAATCAATATTAAAAAATATTCAATATTATAAAATAAAATAATAAAAATAAAAAGTATTAAGCAATAAATCAAATTATTATTTTTTTTAATTATTATATTTTGTTTATCATTATTTGTATTATTCAAACTTAACAATTTTTGATTTAATAATTTATTATCTTCAAATAACAGTTGTATAAATTCTTCATTATGTTTATTATAATCATACATATCTTTAATTAACAACCATATAGCGTCATTATTGGTATTTAAATTTTCTTTTTTATTATCAATATAATTTATTTTTTTATTTAGAATTTGATAAATTGATTTTGATATAATTTTATCATTATTATTATTAATATTATTCATAAGTTTTTCGTGTTTAATTATATCATTTTTTAATTGTTTCATTTGCATTGTATAATTTAAATCATTTGAACAATCTAATTCTTTATTTAATTTATTTAATTTTTCAACTTGTTTATTATTAAAATCAATAATATTATTTAATTTATCATCATTTTTCCAAAAATATTGAAATTCCATTTTTAATAACTATTTAAATATCTATAAATAATTATTATCAATTTTTATTTATATACTATGTTATGTAAATATAAAGATATATTTGGAAAAGTTGGTGAAGGAGTTCATTCTTATCGTATATTTAATATTGCAATTGTTGATGTGTTATTAACATTTTTATTAGCATTTATAATACAATTGTTATTACCAAAATATAATTATTATCATATTTTAATATTATTATTTATATTAGGTATTATCTTACATAGAATGTTTTGTGTTAGAACAACAATTGATAAAATATTATTTAATTAAAATTTAAATAATTGTATCATAAAAAAAATTGAAAAATATTTTATTTATTAAAATATTATTAGTTTATCTAAAACAACCTAAAAAATGTTTATTCCAAAAGAAAATAAATACTATGAATTATCTAAGGAACCAGAATCATTAAAAAATATTTTTAATAAAATTAAAGAACAAATACCAAAATTTGAAAATTATTATGAAATATTGTATTTAACAAATGTTTTTTCAAAAGAAATAAAAACTGTTGAATTTAATAAAACATCTAATTGTTATAATACACAATATAATTTAATTATTAATGGTGAAAATTTTAAAATAAATTCAATAATAATAAATAATAAATTTTGTAATATTCATTATGAACATATTACAAATAATAAATATATTACAAATAATAAAAATCTTTGCAATCCAATATTTTGTTTTGATTTAAATCAAGATATAAAAAAAAATGTTATTGATTTGATTCCTTTTACAAATAAATATAATATAATTTTATAATTCATCTGTAATAAGAATACTATCTCTATAAATTTCAAAATCATCAATGTTATTATTATACATTTCCAAAAAATTTTTTTTAACAACATCAAAATTAATTTCTTTAATATAATAATTCCAAAAATTCTTAAACTCTGGAACAGTGACAATATTTTTTTTAGAAAAATAATAAATAATCATTTCTCTTAAATCATTATTTTCATAATTAATTCTTGTATTACAATGACAAATAATTCCAAATAAATCAGGATTTGGTAAAGCTAAATGGGTTTCATCATTCAAATTTAAAAATTTAATAAAATACAAACTACAAATATCATTATCAATAATTAAATTATCAATATTTTTCATAAATTTAGTAAAATCTACCATTCTACAACAAAATTGATTATGATTAATATCTGGATTACCTGGGTCTGTAAAACTATACTTAATATACAAAGGCTTTTTATCATCCTTAAATTTAGTTGTATTATATAAATTAATTAATGTATTAAAAGCACAACTTTTATTTTTCATCCAAATATCATTAAAATTTGCAAAAAATACCCACTGATTATTTTCAATTTCCATGTTATTTAAAATATAATTATAATGTCTAAATTGCGAACATTTTTCTTTTTGAATAAATAATTTAAAATTTGCATCAATATATTTATCTAAATTAATAACAATATCTTCATTATGCGAAATTGATAAATATAAATTAACTGGTAAATACTGTGTTTTAAAACTATCTAACATTTTAATCAATAATTCATATTCATTAACAGTATTAATATGAACACCACATAGACAATTCATATTAATATTAATATTTGTTAATTTATATCTTAAAACGGCATAAGCATTATCATAATACTCCTTTAAATTATCATCATAAATAATTCCTAAAGCCATTTTACCATCATTATCTAATAAATGACCAAATAATTTTAAATATGTCTCCATAAAATATTATATTTTTATATTTTTAATTAATTTATTCTTCAATTAAACAATCCTTTGATTTATTTTTTTTATTTGTCAATGTATAATTTAATATTATTTCTTCATCAATTATTTCATTGATTTTTGTTTTGTCAAATGAAATATTTAATAATGTTTCATTATCACTATAAAATGTCTTTTTATTATAATTATCTTTACTACATATTTTTTTATTTTTTTCAGTTATATATATATCTTTTAAATACTTAATTATACTTTTTGGTATTTTCAATTTATTTATCTTAATTGTTTCATTCATTATCATTTTAAAAGTAAAAATCACTTCATTCTTATCAAACTTGATATCATTCGTATCACTTAAAAAACTATAAACACGATTAAAACTTGCATATTTATAAAAAATTACATCATAATTTTCAGCAATACTTTCTTCATTTTCGCAAATATAAATCATCTATGAGGGGATGTTCTTAAATATTGTTATATAAAATTTATTTTTACATTAAAAAAATCTTTATAATAAAATTTTATGACACTTTTTTAAATCCTCTATATATTTAAAAAAGTGTCATAAAATTTTATATTGTCCAATTTTTTTTTTATTAAATAAATATTAGTTATGGTTATATCTTTTTTTAATGAACTTATTACTTCTTTATATATTAATTTCAATATTAATGAATACTCTTATAATGAGGATTTAATTAATGAAAATTTAGAAATATTTTAAATAATATTTGTATATTCAAAATTATTATTAAATTTACAAATACAGTGTGTAATAATTATTATAATATTACATATTAAATTAGAAAGCATAATTCCAATCATTATTAATAAATTTAAATAATAAATCTTATAACCTTCTTCTAATAAATCAGTAATTTCATCAATAAAATAACAACTTTGTATTAAGAATATAATCAAAAATACATTATTTATTCTAAATTCATATTTATTTATAATTTCATAAGTATATAATTGCCTTTTAAATGCTAATTTAAAAATTTCATAATAATTAATTGATAATAAAGAACTACTAAAATTTAAAAATAACATAAAATTTAATGAATAATAATCTATTTTTTTATCTAAAATATCAATAATTAAATATACATTAATTATAGAAATAATTGTTATAATAACAATAAGGATTGCAAAAAAATAAAATTCATACATATTTTACTATTATTTATTTTATTGTTATTAAATTTCAATTTTTTCTATTTTACTTATTAGTATTATAATCAATATAAATTGTATTATACTCAATAAAAAAAATTTTAAAATATATTTTTAATTTAATTCTAATTTATTTTTTAATTTTTCAATATCTTTTTCAATATTTTTATAATGAAAATTTTCATCACTATAAGAAGTATCTAATTTTTCTTTTGATAAAATCCATCCAACATTATTATTTTCTATAAAATAATCAGAAATTTTTTTCGCTCTTTTATAGTGAAACTCTGAAGTGCAAATAATTATTTGTTCGTAATATTTTGTTTTAATTAAATCATTAATATGATAAAAATTTTCAACAGTATTTGTTGAAACATCATCAATATAATATCCAGTTTCATTCAAATTTAATAAATCCAACATTTTTTCAGCCTCGCTTTTTTCATTATTATTATTATTATCCTTATTTCCACCTGTTAAAAATAATTCAAAATTAACATCATCATAATGATTATCATTCATAAAATTAATAACTGTTGAAACTCTATCATTTAATAAAAAATTAATATTAGAACCCAAGATAATAATTAGAATATTAAACATCATTCTTAAATTTTAATTAATAATATAATCAATTTTTAATCAATTTTTATTTACATATCAGGTATTTCAATAACATCTATTTTATATGTATCATCATTTATTTTTTCAATAATTTCATTTTCATCTTTTTTTACTTTTCCAACTACATAATGTAAATCATAATCATAAACTGTTCCAGTTTCAACACAATACCAATAAAATTGTTTATCACCACTATCAGTTATTCCATTAATTTTAATTACCTTTGTTCTAACTGAATATGAATTTAAACTATTGGAACCATTATTATATAATTTTAAATCTTCATTTATATCTTCTCTATAAGCAGGACCTGGATTTTTATCTAAAACATTTTTTTCATTAAATTTAAAACATTTATATGTATATTTTCTCATATTATCATTTTTTGCTAATTCACAATCAACGGCCACTTCTTTCATAGCATCATAAAAACTTTCTAATACATTATTTTTATTTCTTGCTGAACTTTCAATATCATTATCAACTGTTTTTAATTTATCATCATCTACATTTTTACTATTACCTTCAATATATTTTTTATTTTTAATACTGTTGTATCTAAATACATTAACAACTCTTTCTTCAATTGGCAACATTTTATGAGAACAATAACGAATACCACGACCAATAATTTGTTCTATTCTGGCTTCATTCCAATAAGGTTCAATAATATGTATTTGTCTAATATTATATAATGTAATACCCTCAGCACCAGCAGAACTGAAAAATATAATTTTTATTAATTTTCCATTAACATTATCTTTATCTTGTTCTATTTTTTGAACTAAATCTCTTTCTTTTTTATCAGCATCTCCAGTAAAATCACCATATTTAAAATAGTCTTTTGCTTTTTTATTATCATATTTATTATAACCAAAGTATTTTAAATATAATTTTAACATTGTTAAACCTTCTAAAATAATACTATTCATATAACAAATAATAGGTCCATTACTTTTAAAAATATAAAATATAAAAGCTATGTATTTACAAGAACATTTTGTTAATGTTTTTATTAATTCTGATTTATCTTTTTCATTTTTATTATATTCTTCAAATGTTTTATATTTTTCAAAATTTTTAATATCATTCTCAATATTATTTTTTGTTTTTTTATCTTTTTCATATATATCATCAAAATATTTTTCAACTTCCTTTTTATAAAACTCTATCATTTTTACGTATCCTTTTACATTGTCTGTTATTTCCTCATTTTCTAAATTTCCATCATTTATTTTTTCTAATAATCTATTACTTATTTGAAATGTTGATGCTTTTGGACGACTTTCGTTATTCACAATATCACTAATATCAGGCAATACAAAATTACTTGCTTTTTTAATATATACTTTATAAGTATTACTTTCATATGACGTCATTCTTGCTTTTTTAGCAATTTCATTTTCATAATCTTCCCAATAATTATATTTATTAGTTTGATAATCACTCATTTCAACATCAATATGATTTGTAATTTTTTTAGCATAAACACCATAAATTGAACCTGGTTTATAATAACTAACCAAACCCATAATTCTTCTTTGAAACATATTTTTTGATTTTGTATTTAAACTTTTAATTCCTATTGATTTATCTACAAATATTTTTGAAAACATATTTTCACCCCCTGGAAAAATATCAGGTCTTAATAGATTAAATAAAACTGCTAATTCATAAGGTTCATTCATTGCTGGTGTAGCTGTCATACATAATATTTTACAATTATTCTCTTTTTTATCTTTTAAAATTTCATTATATATTGATAAAGCATTGTTTTTATTTGCTCTCATATTTGAAAGAACACGACTAATAAATATTTGACTTTCATCAATAATATATACATTTTTATTTGAAAAATCGGATATCTTTTTTTCTTCTTCAAAAGCTTTTTTTGCATTTGGACTATCATAATTCACAAAATGAATTGAATTGTTTATTCCTTCCATATTTTGTTTATCCAAAAATTTATTTAATTCACTCTGCCAATTTGTTCTAATACTTGCTTTTATTAATATAAAAAAATTAGTATTTGGCTCACTTAAATATAACATATTCATTAAAACAATAGATTTTTTGGTTTTACCTGTTCCCACATCATGATATAACAATAAAGAATTATTGCTGGATTTATAACCCATATATTTTGAAATAAAATCATCATACTCTTTATTACTTTTTTTCAAATTTAAATCAGCACAAGGATCTCCACTTAAATCAGAACTTTTAGGTATAACATAATTTTTGTAATTTTTCATTACATAGGATGGAAATAATTTTCCATTAATTTTTAAATTAATTTTTGTTTTTTTCTTAAATGTATCGTCCATAATATTATTATATATTTAATATAATAAAAATATTATTTATATTGTATATAAATAAGTTTGAAAATAATAATCATTTTATATATTTATAATATACATTTGTGTTTTAATTCTTTAAATAAATTTTCTTACTTTATTTTGAGTTTAAATTTTTTTCTGATGTTAGAGCTAATCTAAAATAAATAATATTTTATTTTTTACAAAAATATGAATTAATATAAATAATATAAAAAATTAACAATATTAATTTAATAATGGATAAAAATTGTGTCAGTGTATTTACAAAACTTTCTATCGACGAACATATTAGATTATTAAGTGGACAAGTTTTTATTAAGATAATTTTTAATCCAAATAATAAAAAATTATATCATGAAATTAAAAATGTTTGTGAAGAATATCTTGGTGATTGGTATGAATCAATACAACATTATAAATTTTCAGGCGCAATAGTATTTTACCAATGTGGTTTTACACATGAGATTTTAGACTATGAAAATTCTGATAAGATAATTCATGTATCATTAAATTCATTTGAAAAATGATAAAATTAAAACATCCAATATATTAACAATGTGTTTTTTTATTTTTTATTATTTTATTTTATAATGCCAATTATTTTAAGTTATAATATAAGATGGAATTCCGATAAAATACAAATAAAAAATATTTTAAATAATATTGATAATGTATTAAATACATATGATGTTGATTTTATGTTATTTCAAGAAGCATATTTCTATAAAAAAATTTTAAAATTAATTGACCTTAAAAAATATAATTATCATTATCATAAAAGCGATAAAGATATTTTAATAACCATTTACAAAAATAATTATACAATAAAAAATGTTTATGATGGTGAATTTAAAAAAGGAAGACCTTTCTCAATATTTTATTTTAAAAATAAAATAACCAAAAATTATTTCCTATTTATTAATTTACACGCAGGACATCATCCTAATATTAATTATCATATATTTAAACCAATAAACGAAATAACAAAAAATTTAAATATAACACCAACACAAATTATTATGGGTGGTGATTTTAACAAAAATATTAAAACAAAACACGAAATAATCACAAAAAATAAAACTTTTAAACTTAAATTTTTAAATAATAATGAAAAAACTTGTTGTGATATTAATAGCAAAAGATTATATTTTACAATAGATCATATAATCTCATCAAAAAAACCAATAAAAAAAATAGTTTATAAAGGTAAATCACCAGCTTCAGATCATTTATTAATATTAGTTGAAATAAATGAAATTTAAATTAATTATTTTAATTTATTTAATTTTTCTTTTGCCAATCCTTCATCTAAAGGACAATCATAATATACTGGAACATCAGCATATGTTTTTGATAATTGAGCTGGAACATCTATAACATTTAGATTTCTTAATACTTTAAATGTAATATCCATATTATTGTATTTATAAATTAAAATACCTAATGTTCTTTGGTCTTCTAATACTCCAAATTTATATTCACAATTTCCAATTTTAACTGATAATACAACATCATCAGCATTTAATACATTTAAAAATGGACTATCATCTCTAACTATATTTAATATTAATCCTTGATTTGGAAATGTGTTTAAACCATACAATAATTGTAATTCAAATGAAGTTATAATACTCCATTCCAAACCCAAATATTTTTTTATTATATTTCTACCTGAATCTGGAAATGAAGCAAGAACGGGTAATGTATTTCGCAATACTTCTAAATTAGAACCTCCAGCAAGAACATTATCTATTCCAAATGTATAAATACCTATAATATAACCATCTTTATTAACAATTGGAGAACCAGAATTTCCTTCATAACCTGGAGCAGAAATCCATAAAGTATTTACTTTTTGAACACTAATTGGAAATACATAATTAGCATCTCTAACAGTTCCTTTAGTTATTGAATCTGCATCTATACCATAAGGATCGCCACATAAAATACAATCATTACCAGTATTAACTTTATAACAAGATAATTTTAGTGGAAGACAAGGATGACAAGTAAAATCAATATTTGTTCTGATTAATGCTACATCCGCAACACCATCATAATAAATATTATTGATATTTATTGGAAACCATTCATTTGTAAGAGGATTTGTAATATATCCATCTGTTATTTTTTCAACACCCTCTGTTAAACATCTCATAACACAATGGGCTGCAGTCATAAATAATCCTTGATTTAAATCACCTTTTTTTAATGTTATAAAAGAACCACTACCAGTATATTGTTGAAGTCCATACTTAAATTGAAATGATGAACAAGCTTCAATTAATTTTTTATTAACCGTTTTTTTACAACAAGACATATATTATTCATAACATATTTTTTTAATTTCAAGTAGTAAAATTTTAGTACATCTTTTTTACATATTAAATATCTTCTTGTTTAATCTTTTATGGTTTTTAATAAATGATACCACATATGAATATTTATCTTTTTTATTTTTAACAATAAAAAAATAAATTTTTCTATTATGTAATTCTATTCCATATTCCCTTGTTAATTTATTTCCATAATTATATACACTTATATCATTTCCAAATAAAATTTTTGAAACATCAATATAATTATTTAACTTATTTTCATCTAATTGATAAACAGCTTGATAAATATAATTTTTAAACATATTTATTTTATCTATTTCTTCTCTTAAATTTAATATTGATAAATCAAAAGAATTTGTATAATATTCCATATTTAATTATAAACCAATAATTAAAACTTTATTTATTTATATAATTATATGAATAAAACATTAAATATTAATTATATTACTGATATAAACAAAGTAAAACCTGATTTTGATAAATTTATTAAAAATATTCCTTTTAAAAAACAAAATAAATATTGCAAAGATTTAAATAAACAAATTGTCAAAGATATTCCTGATTATATCATTAAAAATAATAGTGATATAATTCTTAAAGCAAATAATCTATTAAATAAATACTTAAATAATACATTAAAAGAAAATAATAAATTAAATACTTGGAATATATGTTTAACACAAAATAATTTTATGTTTGACTTTCCTTTTACATTAGGTTCAATAATATTTATGCCCTTAAATTATATTAATTACAAGTTAAAAAATAATAAACAAGAACTATTAATAACATTTATACACGAACAAATACATATATATCAAAGATATAACCTTTCTAATTGGAATAATACTATACAAAATCACACTAATTGGAAATTATGCAGTTTTAAAACTTTTAATGATATGATATTAAACCCTGACACATTTTATAAAAATTATTCTTATTGTTATACATTAGATAATAAACAATATTATGGGTATATTGGTAATAATTTTGATATAATATGGATTGATATTAATACCAATAATAAATACACTAATGAAAAATTACCAAAACAAGAACACCCTTTTGAAGAATACGCATATTCTTTATCAATAGATATTGCTAAAAAAAATTGAAAAATATTTTCTCTGGGTGGTTATAGTAATTAAGATTATAATAAAGCTACTGTTAAGAAAGACTTTTACGAAAATGCAAACTCCTCCCAGAACCCCTTCTCCATTGGCACTTCCGCCAGTTCAGCAATATCTTGGTGCTCCTATCAAGAATGGAAATAATCCTAATTATATTCCAATTGGTAACATTGTTGCTATAAATCTTGGTCCTACTTTTGATAGAGTTAATGATGAACGTTATACAACACCACCAAGACAAAGAGCAGTTCCAAGAAACATGTCTCCCAAAAGAAAGAAGAAGTAATAATTTAATTATTTATTCTTTTTTCTTTGAACTTTAATTATTTTTTTATTGGCAGGTTTGTAGCCTATTCAATTGAAAACATTTTTTTTATATAATATTATTATAAATGAGTAATTGTCCCATTGTTAATAATAGTAATTTACCAAATACATATTATGGACCAAGAGGTTCTGGTGATGCTGGTGAAGTTTTTAGAAATCGTTCATTTGGTGGTGCTATGTCTAATAGAAAATTTACAAGACAAGAAGTTATGCCACATAAATTACAACCAAGAAAAATAAGAGAGGGTGAAGTTTCTATTAATTTAAATGATAATAAACCAGAAAGATATATGCCATCATTAATCCCCAGAATTCTTGGAAGCACTAAAAATCCTGAATATAGATCTGGTTATATGTCAAATTTAGATTATGTTGAAATCCCAGAAAATAATAATTATACACAATATTTTTTTCCAATGCAAGAATTACAAAAAATGAAATTTAAAAATAAATATAATAAAAATAATGACAACAATAATTATCAAGAAGTTATTCATACTATAAATGGATTACCTATTAAAAAAGTTAAAGATGATGATGTGAGAGGTGATTATGTTAAATATCCATTTAACGACAAGCCATATAAATTTCTGGATTATAGATATAAACACCCAGATATGATTGTTGAAAGTTTTTCTAATTTTGCAAATGTTGATAATAACTATAATGAAATTAATTCATCTGATAATTTTGTTAATTCAACAATGAAGTTTAAAGAATGTATAGAAAAAGAAAATAATAGACCTACAAATGACCCCATTGTAGAACAATTTGGAACTAAAGATAGACTTACTAATAATAATGAAATTAAAAAAGAAAAGTATAAACAAAATAATTTAATGATGTATGGTATTTTGATTATTCTTTTATATATTATTTTCAGTTTTTAATAATAAAAATATATAGAATATTATATAATTAATGTCATTAATACCTGATGTTGCTACAATTCCTTATGATAATTCATTTGATATTTTAACTGCTTTAGATAAAGATAATGTCAATCGTTTTGCTTTATTAAATAGTAATCAAGAAGTAAATGCTGAGCCATTTGATGTAGTAAATCGTGATGGACGATTTTATTTTTTTCTAAATGAAAATAATGTTGTTGAATATGTAGGTAATGAACCTTCTGAAGAAGAAATTTTTGTAGATGATGAAATGGATATTGATATGGAAAATATTGATATGGTTAGTGAAAATTTTATGAATTTAAATAACAATGAAGATTTAATGTTAATTATAATCTTTATTTTATTATTAATTTTTGTTTTATGTTAATTTTTTTATTGTATTAATTTTTATAAAAAATTGATTTTTATAATATTATCTAATTTAGAAAGAACAGATATTTTTATTTTTTTATTATTGTTTTAAAAATTTAAATATTAATAATACTATTGAAGAAAAAAATTTAAATTATGATGATAATAAGCATAAAATGTCAAGAAGAGAATTTTTACAAAAATATAAAAATTGAAATATCATAAATGTATTCTTTTATAATAGGTATTAAGATGGAATTTTTTGATAACTCTGATATTTATATTTCTCCTACTGAGGAAGAAACCACTATTAATAAAATTACTGAATTTATTAAAGAAAATATTGATGGAACACAAGATGATTATTTAAAATATTTTTATGATAATTATTTTATTAATGATAATATTAATAGTCTATTAAATAAAGGTAATTATAAAGAAGAACAAAAATATCCATATTTTATTGATGGTATTAGATATGAAGTAATAACTGAAAGTATTATATTAAATATTATAAAAATGAATAAATTACATAAAGATAAAATAGAAAATAATGATGATTTGGATTAATTTTATAGAAGATTAATTTTAAATATTTCTGCAACAAGATTATCTAAAGGTCTTGATTTAAAAACTACTAATTATAGTGATGAATTAATATATAATTTTATTGATTCTTGTTTAAATAAATACGAAATTGAAAATTTAGATAATGAAACTTCTTTTAAATGTTTAACAAGAATTTGTTCTATTTATAATGTTTCTAAACCAGTTATTAAAAATTTAAAAAATAGAAATATTCAAAAATTCTATACAAATGTTATTCAATCTCATTCATTTATTATTAAAAATGAAATTTCAAAAAATATTGATATAAAACAATTTTTTAAATTTTTAGATGAATTATATTTTGATAGAGATGATGGTTATAGAATACCACCATTAGATTTAAATAATATAAGTGAAACAACTAATTTAAATTTATATGAATACTTTCAAAATACACCTAAACAAGTTAATTTGATATGTTTTATTGAAGAACAAAGACAACCTTCTGCTGAATTAAGAACCGATTTAAAATTATTTTATAAATTTATTAATATTTCTAAAATATTTGATGCTATTGGTTTTAAAGTAATTGTTATGTGTTCTAAATTTGGTATAAATAAGAATAATCAAACCTGTATTATCAATAAACCTTATAAATTTAATGAAATACATAATTTTGATTTATTATTAAATAGATATACTATTAATTGTATTAACTTCTATTTAGATGTAGATTTTGAATGTCTTTAAAAATTGAAAAAATGTTTCTTTATCAATCAAATATAAATATGAATATAAACACTGAATATTTAAACAACAAAACTTATATATTACAAATTAAATATTTAAATGAATTATTACAAAAAATAAATATATATATTAATAATTATAATATTGGTTCTTCAATTAAATTTGAATATACTAATAATTTTTATGAATTATCTACATTAATTGAAAATGATTATATTATAATTAATCTAAAATTATTATATGAAAATGATTTAGACACTTTATTTAATGATTTTGATAATTTAAGTTTATAATTAATTTTAATAAATAATATATAAGAAATAATACAAACTAAATATAATATATTAATTAAAATATTTATGTATCAGGCATATATAATAATTTATTAGGTGTTAAATTTAATTTTTTACAAATTTCAACAATTAACATTGTATCACCTTTAGCTTGATGTGTTTGTTCTATAGTTGTATTAAAAATAAAATTATAATGATCTATCAATTTATTTGTTTTGCAATTAATATTAAATTGCCTTAAAAATATTTTACTATCTGCTTTTAAAATATCTTTTAAATTCAAAATATTATTATATTCTAATACTTTCAAATCAAAATTATTACTATTATGACCTATAAATAATGGTTTATTACAATATTTTAATATTTTATTCATATCATTTTTTATATTATCATAATTATTATCAGCATTTATTAAATCTTCATTCGTTATTCCTGTTAAATTTGTTATAAATTCTTTCAATTTTGTTTCTGGTTTTATAAATCCAGAAGATACACCACTATTAAAATTATATTCATAAAAATAACGGTCAATTATTTCATGTTCTTCTATTGGACTAAACAAACCACGTTCTACTGTTATATTTGTTTCTAAATCAAACATTATAATATTATTTTTCATTTTAACATCTAAAACATCACAAATAAAACAATTTAAATCCCAAGCATTAAAATTATTATCAAATATAACTTTATATTTATATCCATCTCTTAAATTCCATATTTCAATATCTTTTTCATTAATCCAATCTTGATGATATAAATTATAATATAATAATACTTGAATTATATATTTTATATCTATTGATGAAGTAAATTTTAATTCTATTATTTTATTTTTATTAACTATATCTAATACTCCTAATAAATTTATATTATTATGTTTTATCATTTTTTGAAATTCAAAATCATTTAAATCTTTTGTTAATACATTTATTTCTTCTACAAATAAATTTAATTCATTAATATGTTGTGTAAAATCATTTTTTAATAAAAATTTACATTCATTTTCTATTTGGTAATAATATAACGTTATATCAAACATTATTTTTTTAAAATTAGAATTATTAAATAATTCTTTATACAAATTTTTTATATATTTTTTATTTATATAACTACCAATATTTTCAATAATATATGGAACAATTTTTTCATCCACATCTTTAAAATATTTTTTATATAATTTTTGATTTTTTTTGTTTATACCATTTAAATATACTAAATATGGTCTTTCAACAATTTCAAATTGTTCATAAAATTGTTTTTTATCTTTTTTTTCAATAAGAACTGTTTCATTAATTTTTTTTAAATATTTATTTACATATTCATCAATTAAATTATTATTTTTATAATATAAAAACTCAAATATATTTTCAATATACAATCCATATAAAGTTGCATATTCGTCATTATCTATTATATTTACTTTATTTATATCATATAATTTTTCTTTTTCTAAATTATATTTAAATTTATTTTCAAAATTAAATATTCTATTTTCACTAAAATATTTTTTATCATTTATAATTTTTGTAACACTAAAAGATATTGTTTTATCTTCTGTTTTTAATTTTTCTTTAAATATAAAATAATCATTATTTTTATTTATTAAATTATTTGGAATATTATTAAAT